CACCTTTTCTCCGCCTTGCGGTTAAATTAAAAAATTAGATAGAGTCTAATTCTAGCAAACTTTATTTCTGAGGGGAAGAGGTTTAAGCAAACTTTTTAAATATGTGATCAAATGCGTTATTGGTCAACTGCAACCAGTTATATTCTTCATGAATTTTAGTTGACTGAGCGTAGTAATATCCAGCATAAGCATTAAAGTTAATAGCAGCATCTCTCATAAGTTCAAGTAGATGTTGATAGTCTGGTTCAAAAACTTTTCCTTCATGTGGAAATTGCCAAGGAGAATCTATTAATCTTGACTTTAACTTTAATGGCCCCAAATAGTTTTCATAATGTGCCCAACCACTTGTGCAAATTGTTGGCATTCCTGTAGCTAATGCTTGTAAAGGAATAAATCCAAAACCTTCCCCATAACTCGGATATATTAAAACATCGTGATCATGATATAGTTTTACTAGTTGACTTATATCTAAGTCATCTGTTATAATCTTTATATTATTATATATATCATTTGGTAAACCTAATATATTCTTATCTATATAATTATTATATATTCTAGTAGTATTATGTTTATAAGCTTTAATTGTAAGACGAAACCCCTTGTCATTACCAAACAATTTAGTAAAAGCATCAACAGCCATCTGGCCCGCCTTCCGTGGCGCAGGTTCTCCAATATGCAAAAACTTCAATACGTCATCGGGGCGGCGGCGGCGGGGCGTCCAAATCTTTTCTATTCCATGCGGAAAAACACGAACATTCTTTAATCCGTTATCTTCAAAAACATTTGCACACCAATCAGAAGTTGTCCAGATTTCATCGACATAACTTAAGTTTTCTTTCCATGTCTCAGGCACAATAGTTGATTCCCATGGAGTATAACTGATTTGATATTGATTTCTATGAAGCTTGAAAAAAGTTGGTTGTGAAAAGTTTAATTGAACTGGAGATTTAGGATCTTGGAATGGCACATTGTGACCTAATTCTTTTAATGAATTAACTATATGAATTCCCGCATAACCGTATCCGTTGTTGTTTTTTAAGTTAATTATCGGTGTCGAGAATGAAATATCCATATTATTTTCTGGTCAACTAGCTTGACAGGGTTTGTCAAACAATGTTATGATTGTAGTTCGTTATCTCTAAAGGAGGAAATGCCAATGGAGAATATCAAACAAAAGCTGAGCGATGTTGCTCATAGTTGGACTGTTATAGGAATGATAACATTATTTCTATTCGGTGTCCAGCCTGAAACAATGACGCCAGCAAAAGCTTTGGTTGTAAAACCAGAGACAAAAACAGAAGCACAACTGAAGAAAGAAACGCTGGAAAAATTCAGCAACACTGTGTATAAACCTTCAGAAATGCTTACCGACAAAGAGTTGCTGCAACTACTCAAGTCTGTAGGTTTTGAAGGTAAAGCCCTTAAACTGGCTTGGGCCGTAGCAAAATCGGAGTCCAACGGACGACCAATGGCGTATAACGGCAACAGGAAAACTGGAGACAGTTCCTACGGAATTTTTCAGATCAACATGCTGGGAAACCTTGGCGATGATCGCAAAGAGAAATTCGACCTGAGATCAAATGTACTACTTTTTGATCCAGTAATTAACGCAGAGATAACGTACCACATGACCCAGGGCGGAGAAAACTGGAGTTCATGGTCATCCATTAAAAATGGGGCAGTTAGCAAATGGCTAACTAAGTACCCTAATCAATAGAAATGGAGAAAGTCATTGAGGATACAAGTAGTATCTAGATATTTGGCTTTAGCAGAAGAGGGCCTTGTTCCAAAGGTTGAATGTCCAATGGATCAAGGCCTTCTAATGCCTAATCAAGACTTAGATGATAAAATTTACCTATACTGCCTTTCTTGCGATTACAAGAAAGTTATAGGATTGGACTTTTATGGAAGAATGGAAGAAGCAATCAGAAATACAAACTGATGGCGGTAAGATAGAAGAAACTGACGCTATGGGTAGAGAAAAATTTTGGGAGGATATAGGTAGACCATGACTGAAGAAATAGAACAAAAGCAAGATCTAGCAGAAAACCTTGATATGGTTAATTACATTATGCTCCATCGTATTTATGATGTTATGACTATTATTGCCAGTAAATTAGTTGGTGCAGAGGAAGTGGATAAAATGATTAAATATCATGATCAAGGATATCTTTTAGGTCCTGCCCCATCATATACTCCACAGGAAGAAAATGAATAAGTTATATATCGATCAAATTACTCGATATATGAATAATGCAAAAATAGAATTTCAGAATTACTATGATGACCAGGCTATGGCAACTGGAGCTTTAAGGTGGATGGTAGCAAGGCTAGAAAAAGAGCTAGGAAATTGCCACGGCGTCGAAAAATCAACTTGCTACTTCTACTGGAAGCATGAGGATTGCAACCGTCTAATGGGCCTTCTAGCCGATTTAACAGGCAATGAGAAATATTTACCAAAACCCATGAAAGGTAATTCCTGGGATTAAAAAGTAGTTGACTTAAAAAATATAATATGTGATACTTAGATCTGCACGGGTCGTAGCATCCCACCGTTTGCTCCTCGTGCTTACGCTTCGGCGTAGCAAGTCCCAATCGGATCCGCCTCTGGTTGGGATTTGTCCTTTTATAAGTGAAATTGCATCGCAATTGCGAAAAATAAGTGCGAAATGAAGTGCCTCGGCGGAAGAGAAGAACGGTATAATATTAACATGGCAGTAAATCATGGAATTATTCAAATTGGCCCTACAGCTACGTCCCTTAGCAATTGGCATATTCAAAGATCTGAATCATCTTTGATCATTAAGAACATTTCCTTTAATAACGTCTATATCGGCGCTGGCCATGTAACCACTAGTAACTATGGATTTAGGCTTCTGCCTGAACAGACGTTAAGTATTACACTTGGCCCATATGATGAAATATTTGGCATAACAGATTCTTCGGCGGAAGTTTCGATATTGGTATTGGAGAACTAATGGCTACATATATTAATGCTACTTCGGGAATACCACAGTATTCTCCTTCTACTCCCGCCTCATTTGGATTTGATGCATTTGGTAGAACTAAAGTCTCTAATCCATATACACTCTTTGATGTTCAACATAGATATCAATCAGGTGATGAATTTAGCGATATCACATCAGGTGGAGCATCAGTATCATATTCAGTAAATGAATCTACAGATCTTCTCAATGTGGGAACGGCATCTGGAGATAAGGTTTATAGAGAATCTAAGAAATGTTTTCCATACCAGCCAGGAAAAGCTTTAACAGTTATGCAAACCTTTGTCATGGCTCCAGCTCAGACGGGGCTTCGCCAAAGAGTTGGCTATTTCTCCCGTCAAAATGGAGTATATCTACAACAAAGTGGCAGTACTGTTTCAATTGTTCGTAGAACATATACAGGTGGATCACTTTCAGAAGAAACAGTAAATCAGGCAAATTGGAATGTCGATACAATGAATGGACTTGGTCCTAGTCGACTAGTTTTAAATTTAACTAAAGCACAGATTCTATTTATGGAATTTGAGTGGCTTGGCGTAGGATCAGTCAAAGTAGGATTTGCAATCAATGGGCAGTTTATTACTGTACACCAGTTTAATCATGCTAATATCTTGGATAAGGTTTATATGACTACTGCTACTCTGCCGATTCGATATGAGATTGAAAATACAGCAGCTACTTCAACTACCAGCACATTGAGACAGATATGTGCAACGGTTCTGTCAAATGGTGGATATGATAGAAAACCAGAGGTATGGTCTGCTTCTCGTGCCACCCTATTTCAGAACGTTGGCACAACCTTTGTTCCACTTGCTGCAGTGCGATTGATAGCGGGAAGAATGGATTCTGTAGTGCAGATCGCAAGACTAAATGTAGCTACAACAACTAATAATTTGTTTGAATATGCACTTTTTAGAAATCCGACGCTAACTGGCGGAACATGGATTCAAAATACGCCAACACAAGATACTGAATACAATGTAACTGCAACAGCTATGGATGGCGGAACAATAGTGCGTAGAGGATTTTTGGCGGGATCGAATCAAAATAACGCAGCAACAGATCTAGAGATAGATAATGGCTTTGATCTTCAATTAGGTAGAACTAATGCAGATTCTCCCGTATCTGATGTATATTGCCTAGGTATAAGAACAGTATCATCTACAGGTGATGCTATAGGTTCTATACAATGGCATGAGCTTATTTAATTCCCGCCCTTTTTGAGCCTCGTATCCGATTTGAACGGATGACCTATCGCTTACAAGGCGATTGCTCTACCACTGAGCTAACAAGGCATATGAGCGGATGATGAGAATCGAACTCACCCCTTCTGCTTGGAAGGCAGAGGCACTACCAATATGCAACATCCGCATTAGCTGGACTACTAGGATTCGAACCTAGGACCTAGAAGTTAACAGCTTCCCGCTCTGCCTGCTGAGCTATAGTCCAATATTGTAGTCAACCAGAATTATTGTTTAGGATTTTTTATGAACATAAAATATAGGACCCATAGTGTAAGTCCAAGGAATAATATTTTATCCACTATCCCGCCTTTTTTTGTTTTCTAAAGTGTGTACGTTCTCTATGACAATTTGAACACACTATCTCGCACTTTGCGATTTCTTCGTCAATCTTTTTTCTTGACAATGTTGGAACAAGTTCCATAACATTCTTCTGCTTCTTGCCACGAACGTGATCAAAGTCCATTACGTAGTATGGATAATACGATCCACAATCGGCACAGGGAGAGGATTCCTTCAAGGTTCGCAGATATTTATATAATTCTGCTTTCCTTTTAGCAACTGAAACCTTCTCGGATTTCATATGCCATTATTCTAGCATATGATGTTTCACATGAAACATCAGTCGACTATTTTTTTACTCCATTATAAACAGGGACTGAATCCATTAATTTAACTTTGCGAGTTGTTACATATCCGCCTTTATCATCTAATTGCATTCTGGCTGATTCTTCATTTTCCGCCAAAATTTGAATGATCATTTCGACCTTATAGCTGTAACAATTTGTATCTTCTACTTTATCCATACCGCCAGTATATCATGTATGTTTATTTTAGTCGACTATAAATTAGATTCTTAAAAATGTTAATAATATTTTAATTTGTATGATGCACAATTTAAAAATGTCCGTTTTGTCCATATAGTGCGCCCATATGTGACTTAACTTACACAAAAATTATGTGACTTAGACCACCTATGTCCGATTTGTACCTTATGCCCCCTTGATATTGTCAGTGGGTTAGTGTAATCTAAAGATATAAGGATAAAGAAAGAAAGGTAGGTCAATACAATGACTACACTACAATATGAATATACAGTAAAGAATTTCACCTGTGATGAGTGTGGAGAATTCTCCGATGAATTATCCAATATCACTAGCGATATTGAGGATACTACTATTACCGCCCTATGCTGTGATACAGAGTATTGGGTCTATGACCTAAACCAATTAGGTTATGAGGTTATAGAGAGTGTGAGGTAACTCACACAAAATATAGGGTCTGACCCCTGAAATTGTCAGCAGCATAGGATATGCTTACAGCATAACAACTAGTAAAGGAATAGAACAGATGTTTGAAGCAATACTAACAGCGATAAGCCTAAGCGCTTTCGTAATAATGACAATAGCAATACTAAAAAACGGATAAGGAATAAAGAAAATGGATAGATACTTACTAATAGAACTAGGCTCTGAGGGAATTGCCTTTGAAACCGCTCAATTTGATTTCTACGCATCATGGCTAGGAATTGGAATTGCTATCGTGTCAGTGGTAGCGTATAAGATTTACAAGAACAGAAAGTAAAGGAGAATATATAAATGTATTCGTTCGATAATAATGACAACTCATACAAGTATGAGAGTATTCAACACGGCTATGAAATTGAATACTATGATGAAGATGAAATAAACCCTATTGAAATCTCTCTAGATGAAATGCTAGAATTAGAAGATGAGGCTTTGGCAGAATTGGAAGAGGCGATATAAAATGAAATGCTCTATGTGCTATGGTAGAAAGGTCATCTATGTAGGTGATCGTCATGAATATACAATAGAACCATGTGAGAGGTGTGCTAAATGATACACCTACTCCATGCCGCCGCCCTGTTGTCGCTCTGTATCGGTCTAGGCTTTGTTGTGACATATCTCATACTCACCTAACGGCGTGTCGGCTTGACAAAAGCTGCGGCAACCCGCACAGTTGTGCGGGCGATTTGCCCTTTATGACCATTATGTCCGATTTGCCGAAATCCTGCGACACGCCCGAAAAAAATTTGACCAGACAAATTTATTTTTGTGATGATTATCACAATGTCCGATTTATACCGATTTTCGATTTGATAATGTCAGTCTTTTTTGATAAACTCACGGAGTAACAAAATGAAAGGAAAACTAAATGAAAACTTATTCAATTCCCGACCTTCTTGTAGGTCAGACTTATTATCCTCGCTCTATTGCTAGAAAATACCAATTCGGCGAAATTACTTTCGCTGAAAAGCGAGAGGACATCTGGCTTGACGGCTATGATGCCTACGCTATCCGCTTCAACGGAAATAAATGGGCGACTGTCGCCGTGAAAGTTGCCGACTAAATGTCGGCGGCTTCCGCTATAATCTGATTTACTACGAAAGGAAAACTAAATGACTACACTTAGAGAAATTGAAAATCTAGGCTTTAGCCTTCAGGATAACATCTGCGTATTCTGCTCAAAAACTTATGAGGCTAATGCTACAATTACCGAAAATGAACGAAAGGAAAACTAAAAATGAAAACAATTCATACTCTCGCTTTTGACTGCGACACCTGCTACGGAAAAGGTTGGCTTTTCTATGGCGGAAATGAGGATTACAATATTGAGCCATGCGACTGTAATCCTAACTCTGATTTTGACGGCTCTCTATTTGAAAAGGAAAATGACTAATGAAAAAAAATGTTCTAATCTCGTTTATTACTGAGGCGGATACCGAAATTGAAGCCGTGTTTAATCTTAACCGAATTCTTTATAAATTATCTGATGAAGATTTAGTTAAGTTTGATGTTTTTGATGTTGTTGAGTGTGACGGAGTAAAATCGTGATGACTCGCAAAGATTATGTTGCTACCGCAGAAATTCTGCGGTATGCCTCAGATAAAACTCACCCTGCGTTATTTTCAAAAATGGTTGTAGATTTTGCGTTAATGTTCGCAAAAGATAATCCAAAATTTGACGCAAATAAATTTTATGAAGCGAGCAATTATCGTGTTCCAAAATTTACCACGAATTAAAAAAGTTTTGGAATTGCGCCGTAGCAATGCGGCGCAACCAATTCCAAATAAAAAAATTTATTCACGAAAACGAAAACACAAAAATAAATTTGACAATTAGCTGAAATGCCCCGCAAACCCTGTGTGGCGCAAAACCTAGTTACGAGTCAAGTTAAAACTCCCCGAAAATTTGTGATAATGATCACAAGAAATGCGGGGGCTTCAAATGGTAAATGTCAGTAATCTAATGTATAATTCCTAACCTAACGACAAACGAAAGGAAAAAATAAATGTCTTTAGATACAACTAACTGGGCTAAATTCCCCGTATCCGTAGATGGTGTTGATTTCGTATCCGTAATTGACCCTAACGGCTCTTTCTATCCGCAACTTGTAACAATGCCTAATGAGGTATTAGAAAATGGGGAGTAATTTCGCAAACGATTTAGCTGACTATGATTTAGGATTAGATTTATCTACTGCTATTGGGATACACTTATCTACTAATCATTACCCGCCCATTCCTAA